TTAACTGAGGGGTTTTTTTGTACGAATTAAAAACCTGTGCTAAAATGCGTATCGACAGAGTCATTTTTTTAGTATTACGGAGTAATATATGAGCGAAGAAGTAGAGGCAGTAACATATTCAGAAGAAGAATTCACAGGTGTAAAAACAAAATTAGACGAATTTCGCTCTAATAATGTTAAACTAATGAAAGACATGGAGAACCTTACAACTAAGTTTGAGGGTATTGATGTNGATGCTTACAAGGAGATGGTAAGCAAACAAGAACAGTTAAACAATAAGAAACTCATAGATGCAGGTAAGATTGACGAATTACTCGATGAGAAAACCAAGCAGATGAGAGAAGTACACAACAAGGAATTAGAAAAAACCACACAAGTGAATCAATCTTTACAAGACCAATTAGCAAAATTAGTTATAGACAACGCTGTAAGAGATTCAGCTATGAAAGCTGGTGTTGTTGAAACTGGTATGGATGATATATTACTTAGGTCAAAATCAATCTTCTCATTAAAAGATGGCAAGGCAGTACCAACAGATGCACAAGGCAACACTATCTTTGGACATGGAACAAGTGAGCCAATGAGTGTTAATGAATGGGTAAATGCACAGATGGATGTTGCACCTCATTTGTTTAAGGCATCTTCAGGAAGTGGGTCAGCACATGGAACACGACCTAATGGAACAAGCAGTCAAAACCTTACTGCAATGCAAAAATTAGAACAGGGATTTGCAAAATAGGTTTATAATACACATATTGGCTGTCGGTGACAGTTAGACCCTACTTTATTGCCTGTGGCATACAGTAGTAGATTAACATAATCTGCCCTGTGTACTTGGGCAATAATTTTTTATATATAGGAGTCATAACATGGCATCAGTAACACTAGCTGAATCAGCTAAACTATCGCAAGATATGTTGGTTGCAGGAGTGATTGAAAACATCATTACTGTTAACCCTTTTTACGAAGTATTACCATTTGCAAACATTGAAGGTAACTCTTTGGCTTATAACCGTGAAAACGCACTTGGTGCTTCTCAATGGACAACAACTGGAACTGCAATTTCTGGTGGTAAAGCCGCAGCAACATTTACTCAGCTTACAACTTCATTAACTACTCTTGTAGGTGATGCAGAGGTAAACGGACTAATCCAAGCAACTCGTTCTAACATCAACAACCAGAAAGCTGTACAAGTAGCTTCTAAAGCAAAATCAATTGGTCGTGCTTATCAAGACAAAATGATTACTGGTACAGGTTCAAGTAATGAACTTGATGGTCTACTTAACTTAGCATCTTCTGGACAAAAAGTTGCTTCAGCAACTAATGGTTCTGCATTGTCATTTGCTTCAATGGATGAGTGCATGGACTTGGTTGTAGATAAAGACGGTGAAGTAGATTACATCATGATGAACAGTAGAACTATTCGTTCTTACATGGCATTGCTTAGAGCATTAGGCGGTGCAAGTATTAATGAAACTGTTGCACTTCCAAGTGGAAAAGTTTTACCTGCATACAGAGGTGTTCCAATCTACCGTAATGATTACATCCCAGTCAACCAAACTCAAGGAAGTGCTAGTACAGCTACTTCTGTTATTATGGGTACATTGGATGATGGTTCTATGATGCACGGTATCTCAGGTCTAACTGCTCAAGGTTCTGCTGGAATTATGGTAGAAGAAGTTGGAGTTGCAGAAACTAAAGACGAAACTATTACTCGTGTTAAGTGGTACAACGGTCTTGCTCTTTTCTCTGATAAGGGATTAGCGTTAATGACAGGTATCTTAGACTAATAGAGTTTTAATCTTACTCCCACCTTCGGGTGGGGGTTCTTACTGGAGTAATTATGGCATTAGATGCAACAGTAAATGGTGCAAACTCTGATAGTTTTATAACTGTCGCAGTAGCAGACGCTTACTTTTCAAATCATTTGTATGCAACAATTTGGGATGCAGCTACTACTGCCAATAAAGAAAAATCCTTAAAAATGGCTACTCGTATACTTGATGAAAAATGTGCGTGGACAGGAACAAGAGCAACAAGCACTCAAGCATTAGGTTGGGGTAGGTCAGATGTTGTCTATGACGGTATAAATTTACAGTCAACAGTAATTCCAATTCAGATTTCAAATGCAACAGCAGAATTTGCAGGTCATTTATTAAATAGTGATTTGACTGCTAATGCAGAAGGCAAAGGACTTAATTCACTCAAGGTCGGAGATATTACTCTTGACTTTGATAAATCAGATACAGCAGGTGTAATGCCTGATATTGTTCAAGAAATGTTAAGAGGTTGGGGAACAATTTACGCAAGAGCCAAGTTTGGTTCTGTCGCAGTAGTGAGGTCTTAAATGCCTTACAGAAATACAATTCAAAACTTAGTTGAATCAGCTTTCGTTACTCTTAGCGATATAGCAGAAACTATTACATACAACAATAAGACATCAAGCACCTACAATGTAGGAACTGGTGCAGTTGCAAACTCTACAAGCACTTACACATTAAAGGCTGTTGTAAAATATCTTGGTGATAAAGTTGAGGGCAATGATAAAGACATAGCATTTACTGGTGATATATCAGTCATGTTTGCTTCTAAGGACTTAGCAGTTGTGCCTAACACAGCAGATACAGTTACTAGAGATGGCGAGGTTTACTCTATTAACAGCATTAAAGCAGATTCCGTATTAGCATCTTATACTCTTAACTTAGTGAGGTTAGGATGAATATTCAGTCGTTTACAGGCGATTTAGAAAAATTCTCAAAGGCAACTGGTGTTGAACTAGAAACAGTTGTGAGAAAAGTAGCATTTGATGTGTACAAAGGTATAACTCAAAAGACACCTGTAGATACAGGCAGAGCAAAAGCAAACTGGAATATTGGTTTAGGTGCAATCAATTACACAGTTACAGAAAACACAACATTTAGAGCAATCGAGCCACCAAAAGGTTCAGGCAAAAGCATCATTTATATTACTAACAATTTGCCTTATATTAATGCTTTAGAAAATGGTTCAAGCACACAAGCACCAAATGGCATGGTTAACTTAACTATGCAAGATGTACAAAGGAGTATAAGAAATGTCATTCGCTAGTGAAAGAGCAAACATTGAAGGTCGTTTTAATAGCAACTGGACTACAACTGCAATTGCTTGGGGCAATGTTGATATAGATACTCCAAACAATACATCTTGGGTTAGGTTCAATATTTTGAACGGTCAAACAGAATACAGAGCAATAAATTATGCTAAACGCTATAATGGTATAATTAACATACAAATATTTGTGCCACTTAAAACAGGAACAAATACACAAAGAGGCTATGCGGACACCATTTCAGCTATATTTGAGTCGCAAAGTTTTAATGATGTTGTATGTGATGTTGCAAGTGTTACAACCGTAGGTACTGATGATAAATGGCATCAGATGAATGTAGATGTTCCTTATTGGAGAGATTCATGAGTAAAAAAGATGTAAAATTATATCCACCTAGTGGGGGAAGCGATTATATAATCCCACATCCCTCAAAGGTTGAGCAAATGAAACAAAATGGCTGGGTTGAAAAACCTGTAACTAAGACAATGTCGAAGGAGAAATCACATGGCAAATCATAAAGGCTCGGAAGGAGTCGTAAAAATAGGCACAGATACTGTTGCGGAAGTTAAAGACTGGAGTTTGTCTGAAACTGCTGAAACAATTGACGATACAATAATGGGTGAAACTGCAAGAACTAGAAAATCATCTCTAACAACTGCAAGTGGTTCGATAAGTGCTTTTTGGGATGAAACGGATTCTAGTGGTCAAATGGCTATGACAGCAGGTGCTGAAGTTGCTTTGAAGCTATATCCTGAAGGTGCTACAACTGGTGATTATTTTGCAAGTTTATCTGCAATTATTACTACTTTTGATGTAAGTGCAGCTATGGATGGTATGGTAGAAGCATCTTTTTCATTTGAAGCAAATGGTGCTGTTACTTGGGCAGCGGTTAGCTAATGAGCATTCTTGATAACGCAAAGACCCACTTTGATAGTTTAGAAACAAAAGTTATTGAAGTGGAAGAATGGGATGCAACGATTTACGCAACCCCTTTCACAATGGGCGAAAAAAAGAAACTCTGGAAACACGCTAAAGAAGATGATATTGAGTTCATGGTAAGAACTTTAATATTAAAGGCTTTAAATAAAGAAGGTGAAAAAATGTTTGATTTGTCTGACAAGATAACATTAATGAACCATGTAGACCCAAATGTAATAGTACGAGTTGTAGGCGATATATCAGTAGCTGATACTATTGATGAAATGTCGGGAAACTAATAAGCGATTCCGAGTTAAAAGGAAAGTATGAACTTGCGAGTCGCTTACACAAAACTGTAGCAGAGATAGATGCGATAACAGTTGAGGAGTTTAACGGTTGGATTGCCTATTTCAAATTAAAGGAAAAAGATGGCAACTAATCAAATCGCAACTCTCGGTGTAAAGGTAGACCCCAGAGGGGCAGTCACAGGTGCTAATAGAGCAAAAAGAGCAATTACTGGTATTGGTAATTCTGCTCGTAATGTAAAAAATAGAATTATGTCTATGCAAGGTGCTTTGTTGGGTCTTGGTGCAGGTGCAGTTCTTAAATCAATTATAACAACAGCATCCTCTGTTGAAAGTTTACAAGTCCGTTTAAAATTCCTTACTGGAAGTACAGAAGAAGCTGCAAAAGCGTTTGAAACTATGAACACTTTTGCTAGTAAAGTTCCATTCTCTCTTGAAGAAATAGAAAGAGCATCACCA